AATCTCCTCAAAGGCTGCCTTTCCCATCAGCTTCTGCATCTCTGTCATAGGGATAAGTGACTGACGGTAAATATCTGTGTAGCCATGTTCCTTGGCGGTTTCAGCTATTTTTTCTTCATCACGATATTTACGGACCGAACGCCCTTCTACTACCTTAAAGCCATACCACTCTTTTCCGTGGTTTACTGCAGCCTCTGTAGCATAAGCCGTGATTTCGTTTGCCCACTTTGTAAGGTCAGGCAGAATGGTAAGAACTTCTTCAATCTCCGCATCTGTCAAAAGTGGCGGAAGTTTGAATTCGTGTCTTGCCAGTTTCAGTTTTTCTTCTGCTCTTGCTCTGCATTTTGTAGCAGCTTTGCAGAAGGTACACCACTCACCCGGAATATACTCGCCATCTCCGTTGTAGGCCATCTGTGCCTTTGGCATCAGTTCATCTTCCGCCCAGGCTTTCAGCTGTTCTACCGGAATCGTCCAGGTGCTGATGTTTTCTCTTCTTGGCTGAAAGATGGTCATGGATACATCTTTGATGTCATAAAGAGCATCATATATTCCAAGGGCACCAAGTGCATATAACATCATCTGCGGATTTTCTTCTGATTCAACAAGCACCCCAAGTCCATACTTGAAATCTATGATATGAAGTGTTTCATCTGAAATGATGATGCAGTCTCCTGTGCCAAAACCATCCGGTACATAGCAGGAAAAGTCGAGTCTCTGCTCAATAAGAATAATGGGGTCTTTGCAACATCTCTTTGCCTCTTCATACTGTTCGATTACATACTCTGTGTAAGCATCTGTGCATTCTTCCATCTCATCGCAGTTATAATCCGATACCGGACGTTTGCTGCGCTTCTTAAGAGCCTTCTTTAATTTGTGTTCACAAAGAGCGTGTGCCGCAGTACCTTCTTTTGCTGCCTCTGAAGTCTGGGATTCAAATTCCAGTTCGAGTCTTGCCGATGGTGTGCAGTTCAGCCATCTGTGTGAACCCGATGCAGATAAAATTGCATGATTACTCATTTCCGATTACCTCCGCATCTTTCAATACTGCAGCATAGTCCTTAGGATCTATGTCACTAAGTTTACTTGCACCGTACTTTGATACGATTGCTCTGACTTCTGCTGAATACCCTGCCTGGCTTTTTCCTGCAAGAACACCGCGCACCTTTTCAAGGGAAATGGTTGGTTCTGCTTTCTTTTCCGTAAGGGCTTTTGCCTTTGATTCTTCTGACAGACCTTCCAGTACGGTATTGCATACCACTTGGACACTGTCAGATAAAGAACGAAGGTCTTCAACTACTTTCAGCACTTGCTGTGCTACGTCAACAATCAGCTTAACCTTATTCAATCTTCACACCTCCTTCTGACTCACAGATGGAAACTTCATTAATACTGTCACCCGGAATAAGGATTGTAACCTTCTGCTTTCTTCCGAACAGCAAACGAAGGAATCTTTCCCTTACATTCACATTGCGGCAAGTAACAACTCCGCCCGTCTGTGGAACTTTTGAAACACTGATTTTCAAGTTATGTTTCATCGTCTTTACCTCTTTTCCGAAGGCTTATCGTTTTGTTACCTTCTATTAGGTAGCCAGTTGGGGACGTTCAAAAGGACGGTTTTATAAAAAATTTCAAAAAAAAATAAACCTCATCATTTCGACAAGGTTTATATCAGTTCTTATTAAGTTTTATTTCAGCAGTTCATCATAGCTTGTATCCAGGCACTCTTTGATTCCACGCAACTGTGAGCCTGTGATGTGCTGAATTCCTCTTTCAATCTTCACAAGCGTTTCTCTCGTTATATCTATATTTTGTAATTGCAGCATTCTTACCAGTTCTGTCTGTCCAAGTCCTTTTTCCATACGAACTCTTCGGATATTTCCACCGATATCAATGCCTTTCTGTTTGATTTTCTGTTCCATAATAGTCCTCTTACGATTGTGGACTGAATCTAGTCCGATTTTATCTTTATCATATCGGCTACTACTGATATAATGGGACTAGTACTAGTCCAGTTCAAAAAGAGAACATTTTTTATGGTATACTCTAAGGACAAAAATTATTCAGGAGGTCAGACATGGATGATAAATATATAAGAATAAGAAAAGATATTCTATGCAAAATAATCATTAGCATAGTCATCATAATTCTTGCAGGATTACTCGTTTTTCAGATCCATAACAGGATAGAAGAAAAGAAAGCAAACGAATACACTCCTGTTGAATATGTAGATATTACATATGAGGATTTGAAATCAAAAGTAATCGACAAAGAAGATTGCTTTATCTGCGGAAGTCCTGAAATGAGCCTTATGCCTTACTACAGAAAGTTCGATACCCTTGGCATCATTTCGCTTAATGATTGCTACGTTATCGACCTGGGACTCAAAGCATATGATGAAGTTGGAAAAGAAATGTCAGATGAGGGCAGCACATCTATTCGCAGCACCAGCCTTGATAATGTGAAATACACTGTACATAGCACTGCATCACGCGGTATGGCAGATATCGAAATCTCTGTAAAAGAAGATGTCCGTCTTGATACGAATAACCTTGAGAAAAATCTCTGTTCCGATTGCCTACCAAAGGTAACTGAAGTATTAGAACACTCCTATAAAAAGGGAGAAGAAAAGAAAGAAACCATTCCTCTCTGCTTAATAGACTTCGAAACTTTAGAAGTGTATTCCATGCAGGATTTCTACAGAGGATACTTTGTCAGAGATTACTGGGTTCAGTTTGATTTCATCGATGATAAAATTGAACTAGAAGCCTTTTATTTACCAGTTCGTGAATAAAAAATAGTGCCTACCGGGACGATAAAATCCTGGTAGGCATTCTTTTTACAGTAATTCATTTACTCTCTTCTGCACAGCTGCGTAATCGTATCCGGCAGCTTTGAGTTTCTTTTCTCTTTCCGCACCATTTCCCCAATCACCACGGATAACCTCACGTGCAATGGTATCAATGGACTTTTTAGAAGTAGTTGTCACAGCACTACCACTCTGTGTAGTGACAAAAGAATCAAAGCCTTTTGCTTTCAGTTTCTTCTGCATAGCTTCGGCATTTTCCTTTTTACTGTATGCTCCAACTTGAATCTTATAAAGGCCACCTACTTTGACCATGTAAGTATCAAAGCCGGCAGCCTTTACTTTCTTAAGCTGAACATCAGCGTTATTTTTTACAGAATATGCTCCTACCTGTACACGGTAAAGCGTATCCTTCTTTGTAGTAGTTGTGGTTGTAGCTGTTGTTGTACCGGACAGATTTGCAGTAACTTTTTCAGCCAGATCACCAAGTCTTGAATATAACCAGTCACCCGGACATGATTTATTCGCAAACCATCTGTGAACGGTAAGAACCATTTCATCAGACTTCGGTGAGTAATTCAGCGCCTTACTCTTGCTTCCAAGCCATAACAGTTTCTTCTTACCATTTCTTTTACAGATATCTGTGCAAAGTTTGATAAGAGAATTATATACCTTGCTGTTCATGGCATATGGAGCTTTCATATCACTTGCACATTCGATGGTTACTGCTCTCTGGTCATTGGAATTGCTAGAAGAACACCAAGAACGGTTCTTTTCTTCCACGCAAAGGGATACTCTTCCGTCAGTACCAATACCATAGTTGCAGCTTGCCTGTCTCGATGTACTTGTAAAACATCCGCAGATGCTTTCTGCAGATAATTGCCCCACTACACAGTGAGGCGTGATTCTGTCAATTGAGTGTGTTCTTTTGCCCGAATGGTTCGGACTAAGCTTTGTGTACGATACAAATGAACTGTTTGTGTAAGCCATATTATTTTACCTCCGTTTCTTTTTCTGCTCTGTCATGCAGCTGTTCTAACACGACCTTGATTTTTTCCGGGATAGGAAGGCCAAGGTGTCCTGCATTTTCCAAAAGGCTGATACCTTCATTGGAAATGTAGAAGAAAATAACTGCAGTTCTAAGGACACTTCCTGTGCCAATAACCTGAACATCCAGTACATTTGCAATACCTACAAGCAGGAAAATAAGTACCTTTCTGCAGATTCCCTTAAATCCCACTGCACTGGATAAAGACTTGTTATTGATGGCACACATCACTCCTGTGATGTAATCCACAACAACGAAAACTACCAGTGCGTACAGAAGTCCATCGCAGCCGCCAAGAAAATATCCAAGCCAGCCTCCGACTCCCGTAAAGATAATCTGAATTGTGTTCCAAAATTCCTTCATCATTTTTTCCTCCGTTTCTTAAATTTGAGTAATAAAAAAAACAACTACCTTTGCAGTTGTCGTAATCAAAATATCTATGCTGTTCTCTTCCACATATAAACAACCAGATACGGAGGCATATTGTTATGCGAGCCTCCACCTCCGGTACTTGAGTTCGTACCTTTGGCTGTTAATGTGTGAGTATGCGAATCACTTGATGTAGTAACAGTTCTTCCTGATGCTGATGCACTTGCCCAGCTTTCACATTTGTTACCGCTACCACTGTTATCCCCTTTCGTGTTCGGTACAGTATGAGTATGTGAATCGCTCGATGTGGTTGCACTGCTGCCCGTAAATGTGTGGGTATGTGATGGTATCTGTGAAGTGGTAAGTGTTACAGTTGATGCACCGCCTGTGTTACCCGCCGTATAACTTGAACCTGCACCGAGCAGGAATCTGTTCTGAAGCTGGCTCCATGTGCCTCCGAACAGTATGTCTGGACTTGTACTATTTACACTCATATAAATACTTCCCACAGGATAGATGCTGTCCACAATATATGTTTTCAAAAGCTGTCCATAAACCTTTACATCCCATTTCTCCGATACTTCAAATGTATCATCAAACTCGGACACCTTGCCAATGGCCACACCTTTGCCACCGGCCTTAAAGTCCATGACCACTGCTGCCGTAGAAACCACATCGTAAACTGTTACGGTATTAAAGGCATCTGCAATCGTATATTTGATGTCATAGGAATATTCAGAAGAAAGATTCCCACCACCAAAAGTGAATGCTGTTCCCGATGAAAAGGATGCACTTGCATTCGTCCATGACGATGCTGTTGACTTCTTATAATAAGTAGTCCTTGTCACAGTATTTTTACTGCTGCACGATGAATAAGTGTACGATACCGTTCCTTTTACATAGGTACCTTCATCATCTAATGTTCCTCCGCTTAAGCATCTCTTCGATGAATAACTGCTAAACGATGGAGACGTATACGCAACCACGGATATGGATACCGTTGCTGAATCGGATGTTCTTCCCCTGGAATCCGTAACTTTTGCAGTAAAAGTAATCGTACCGCTTGAATTTAAAAATCCCGTTGTGAGCGTAGAAGAAGTGCCGGAATACCCACCACCGGAAATCGAATAGGAGCTGATTGTCGAACCATAACTTCCTGCCGCCCCGTTGATGGTAAGTGTCGCTTTTGATTTCGACTGCACATAGATTCCCCAGGTACTTGGAACTGTTCCATCCACTCTTGTTGCGGTCAAACTTGATATCGTGGGTTTTACCGATGACGGAACAGTAAGTTTCAGTGTACACGTCTTACTACCGACACTTGTACTTCCGTTATAGGTGGTGCAAGTAATCGTGCAAGTTCCCGATGTAGCACTTGGTATCTGATTGGCAAGGGATACTGCCGGAGTCCATGACACCGAAGTTGATGTTGTTTTTGTGGCTATTGTTCCCGAAGCATCACCAAAACTGTACTTCAATGTATGGGTAAAGGAAGATGATGCTCTGCTAATGGAAATCGTTGTTGCGTTCCCCATCGTAACTGCCGATGCAGATACTGTTGATGCACGTGGAATCGAATCAAGCGTTACTGTTGCACTTGCGGAAATTGATTCATAATAAGTACCACTTAAGGTTGCTCTGATATAAAACACACCTTTAATCGTAATACTCTTGCTGCCATCACTGTCATGACTGACTGTCTGACTGACAGTTCCAAGCGTATGTGTACCTGTGGAACTGATGGATGGAGAAGAATACGTTTTCTTCGTGCCTGCAATCGTAATAGAGTTGTCCGAACGACCACTAATGCTCAAACTCCAGTCATTAATCAAATATGCCGTACATTTGATTGTACTGGTATTGTCAGACACATTTTTCGTCTGCGTCCAACTGATTTTTAATTTATAATGCCCATCTTTGATGGAGCCTGAAAATGAACCACTAGATGCCATTTATCCCACCTCCTTAGGCTGTTGCATCTCTCCATTTGATAGAGAGATTTCCGGTATCTCTTGGTATAAAATCAAACCATCCCCTGGATTCATTTCCAAGGGACAGCTTATTTCTGATTTCTGCATTTGTAATAACTAGCTGCTGATTTGAAATATAGGCGATCTTCTGCCCATTCTCAAGGAAAGCCAGCTGTTCGTTAGAAAGTTCCGCAGTGAATGCATTTCCTACTTTACCCAGTTCAATAAGGGCACCTTTGAAACGGATATACTCTTCAAGTAACTCCTGGTTCGCAGCAACAGTACCCTTGATTTCATCTGTGACAGCAGTAAAGTCCATTCGAATCTCGGTACTGCTCTGCGTAATACTTGTTTCAAAATCCTTCTGGATGATTTCCATTTCAGATTTTGAGATGTACTCCTCTCGCACAGAACTTGTTATCTGTTCAGATGTAGATGTGATTTCCGAATAGCACTCCCTCACACTCTCCTGCAATGCAGATAAATCATCTTCATATCCTGTGAAATTCTCAAAGGTAGATTGACAGGAAGTAAGCAATGCCATACGCTCACCCCCTTAGTTGGATACATCACACTGCAGTGTAACCAAGCTGTCAATTTCTGCCGCTGACAGATAAATTACCTTTCCAGTCTTTCCAAACGTACTCTCCTTACCATCTTTATCCTGCTTGTACCAGGTATAGGTAAGACTCTGTTCTTCCGGTGATTCATTCCACGAACTTCCGCCGTAATCCATAAGAGTTACCGTCTGATTCGTATGGTCAATCTTATACCAGTAATCCCCACTTGAAGGATTAGATGGTTCTGTTTCACTGATAGGACCAAGCAGATGGTCTACTTCCTTCTGATTAGTTCTTACAATCACATATGGAACTACACCGCCCATATTGTTCTTTACAGTAAAGCCACCAATGGAAAGCATCTCTGATACATATGGATCTGATTTATCCTCCACAGTGATAACATCCACATAGGATTTTCCACCGTAGGTCATGGTACATCTGTAGGACTGGATGTTAACGATATCCGAACCGGATACTGTAAAAGTAGATGATGTTGCACCACTGATGTTTGTCCATGTTCCGTTCGTGTACTTTGCCCACTGATAAGTACCTGTAATTGCCGTAGCACCGCTATAAGCTGCGGTTGCAAGCTGAAGACTACCGGACTGATTGATAACAACCGTGCCGTTTGGTGCATAAACAGAAAATACAACTGCATTCTCACCATTCGTTCCATTAGCACCCGTATTACCTTTGTTGGATTTTGTCCATCCGAACTTCTTAACTACTGTCTTACCCGAAATAGTAAAGGTAAGGTCAATCGTTCCGTTCATCACAGATGCCCCACCAAGTGTTCCATTTGCAGCAAAGGTAAGAACAACAGAACCTGCAGCACTTGCCGTTGCAGCCGTATTTGTTTTTAAGGTAACACCGGATGGGAGTGTCCCTACAGAACAACTACAGGCTGTCTGTGTGATACCCACATATCCTGTGAATGGAATCGTTACATCGAGTGCTGTTGCCACAAGGCCACCATTGGTACAGGCAATCGTCTGAGCTTCGTTTCCTAAAATAATGGAAAGTCCACCGGAACCTGTACCACCTGTCGCACCAGGGTCACCTTTGGCACCATCGTACATTTTTGTAATTGTAATGGTGTCATAAACATCTGCATCATCCGTAACCAGTTTAATTTGAGCAACATTATTTACGAATACACTGTGGGTAGGTTTTACCACTAACGTTCCGCTTGTAATATTGCTGTTATCAGATGTTGTCGGATAGTCTGCCCATGAACCTGAACTGTTCTTATACTGCCATTTGCTGATAGATACGCCCTGTACAAGTGCCGATAAGGTTGACTGGCTTGCACCCACCAAAGTAGAACTTGTGTTATATTTGAAAACATAAGTATCTGCATTGATATAGGCGAGTCTCGCATTCTCCGCATTCTTTACCAAGGTGTAAGTAATATCAGAAGATATATTTACTGTGTTCTTTGTTTCAGAATCGTAGTAACTGATATAGCAGATATAGGTAATCATTCCCGAAGTAGACGCAGCAAGCTTATCCTG